AGGTCATTTAGTTTAGATTAATTTTAGATAATAATGAATGATTACACTCCGCACAACCAACCTTTTGGAAAAAGGTTGAGCCAAAACCCAACCTTTTGGAAAAAGGTTGAACCAAAACCCAACCTTTTGGAAAAAGGTTCAAGAGAAACAGACTGAACCAAAACCCAACACTACGTATGTTTTTTATATAGTAGTTAATTTATCTACAAATTACAATTCGATTAGGTTGGGTTTTGGTCCAGTCTGTTTCCAAAAGGTTGGGGTTTTGGTTCAACCTTTTGGAAAAAGGTTGAGTTAAAATATCATTATAATAAATATAATAAATATAAAACAGAATTAATGGACTTCACTTACAAAAAACACGATAATGAAAAATTATTTGCATCTTTAGAGAAAACCGATTTAGGCTTAAAGAACTTGCAAAACTACATCCCTCTTTATAATACATTTTTTGCCTTAAATGAGACAAATTGGAATTCCATTAACCTGAATAATGCCCTTTATTTACACAGTATCAAGAATAAAGAAACTGACAACATTGTCAATGGCATACTTAAAGGAATTCATGATTCAGGTAAAACCAAACGGGAGGTTTTCTTTAAATATAGTCCTTTACTCGATCCGCTGAAATATTTAGTAGGTAAATATGATATTAGTAATCCGAATTTACTAAACCTACCATCCTTTCTAAATGAAACTGCGTCGCATGAAAAAATAAGAGATGTCAATAACTCTGCCTATGTGGATAGTTTCTTTTCCTATTTAACAAGTAAATTACTTCATAAACATAATTTTCTTCATGGCATTGATTTTTATGGATCTTTTCTCTCTATAAAAGAAGATTATCCTGTAAATATTTATGATGATATTGATTATATAAATGATTTTACCTTTTTTCATAAGAACAAAGATGTGCTCTTTACGATAGATGAATCCTATGTTAAACTTATTGGCAATGATACTCGTAATTACAAAGAGAAGATTAGTGTATCAAACAATGATGAACTTTTACAATTATCTGATATAACTGAGCTTGAACATATGGACATGTCCTTTATTAAAGTCGACATAATCGAAACAAATAATACTGTTGATCCTGATATCATCTATGAAAATGTGGATGCGAGTGTGAAGAAAGAGAAAACAAACAAATCCGCGTCATCCATTTCCGCGTCATCCTTTTCCACGTCATCCTCATATTCGACCTCGTCTTCGTGTTCGTCGCGGTCCTCAAATTCATCGAATAATAATGATTCGGATGAAGAAGATGACGGTACTAATGATGACGGCACTAAACATGATGGCACTAAACATGACGGCACTAATAAAGATGCTGATGATGCATGCTCTGACTCTATGTCAGGTTCTATATATTCCTCCTTAAATGGCGAAGATGTATTTGCAAAAATCAAGGCTTTCCCTGTGCAAACTATTGCCCTAGAATGTTGCGAAGACACTTTAAATTCCCTTATTGAGGACGAAGAGAATCCCTTAAAAGATGAAGAATGGGAATCCATTGTCTTACAAGTTTTAATGTCGTTAATTACCTATCAAAATACGTTTGGTCTCACGCACAATGACTTACATACCAATAATATTATGTATACAAATACCGATAAGCAATTTCTCCACTATAAAGTTGACAATTCCTATTATAAAGTGCCTACGTTTGGAAGGTTATTTAAAATCATTGACTTTGGGCGCGCTATTTATAAATTTAAAGGAAAACTGTTATGCAGTGACAGTTTTCATCCCAAGGGCGACGCGGCGACGCAGTATAACTTCCCGCCTTACTTTAATCCGAAGAAACCCATTGTTGAACCGAATTTTAGTTTTGATTTATGTCGTTTAGGTTGCTCGATATACGACTGTATTGTTGATGATATAAGTGAAGAAAGTGATGTCACGTCGCCGATTCTGAAGATTATTATCGATTGGTGTAAAGACGATAAGAGGCGAAATATTATGTATAAACAGAATGGCGATGAACGCTATCCTGATTTTAAATTGTATAAAATGATTACGAGAAAGGTTCACTCATGCGTACCTATAAATGTATTAAGAAATACTTATTTTGATAAATATAAGATTGCAAAGAAAAAGATTACCAAGGATAAATCGATTATGAATATAGATGAAATGCCGTGTTATACAGAGAACTTTTAAAAACAACCTTTTAGGAAAAGGTTGCGCCAAAATAACAACCTTTTATCAGCGAAGCATACTGAGCCAAAATTACAACCTTTTATCAGCGAAGCAAGTAAAAAAAGGTTCAAGCGAAGTAGTCTGACATATAGACAATAATTTTATATATTTTAATATTATAATGAAATTATATAAGTTTATAAATTATAAGTTTATAAATTATAAGTTTTTACGTACCCATAAACTAATTTTAGGCATATTAGTAATTATTATATTTGGAGTCTTTTTATTTTATAATCCTATTATTGAAGGTTTAACATCAAAAATTGGAGAATATGAATTTTTAGCCCCTCCAACAGATATTATAACTGATGATATGTGGAATAAATTAAATGAAAAAATGAAAAAAACATATAATAAACCAGATATTACATTAGATCAAGTAAAGTCATCTTATACAAATTTAGTTACTAACAAATATGAAATTACTAATAAAGAAATAAATTATTATTTAGAAAATGGTAAATTTCCAGTGGATCAGTATGTTATAAATGCATTTAAAGAATATATGAAAAAAGATAATGCAAGCCAAACTGATTCAGCATCAGAAGATTATATTCAAAAATATTCAATGTCAATGACTAATCGTCAGATTTTTTCTATGGTTATTGATACGTTACCAAATAAAAACTCATCTGAAGGATATCTTATTTATATGGGTACAAAACCTCCTCCCTCTTATTCTAGTCCTACTATATCATTAACTGACGCTATTCCTTCATTAAATGAAATTGATAATAAGAGAAACTATAATGATCTCGTTTCTCTTTGTAAAAGAGTGCGTTAATATAGTTTTAACAAAAATAACTTACCCTGTTCTTCGCCATTCATAATTAATTTCACTCTCATTTCTTCTGTCGCCACCGCCATTAGCCAATTACTGAAACTCGATAAGTCCGTTATATTACATTTAACCATATGTTTTACTTCTCGTTGGCTCGACTCCGTGCATATTTCCAATTGCATTTTTTTCATCAAATGCATCATATAATCGATGATTGTTGAATCATTCGTGATTTTCTCTCTTTCTTTTTCTGTATCTGTGCCTGTACCTGCATATGTACCTGTGCCAAGCCAAATATTTTTAAAAGCCATTATATCATCCGGATGGCAATTCTCTTGCGCCAAGCAATCATTCAGTGGGAAATTATTTAATAAACCGCCGTCAATAAAACACTCGTCGTCGATACAAACCGGTTTAAAGGCGAGCGGGTAAGATGTGCTCATGCATAATGCTTTTATGACAGATAAATCCGGGTGCGTCGCATGAGATAAATCGACTTTTGTTAAATTCTTCGTATTGATATTCGTAGTATATATATGAATATCTATTTTATTGAACTCATATAATTCTTTTAGGGTACAATGTTCATTTAAATCCTTGGCACAAAGGAGGGGTTTTAAAGATTCTAACAATATTTTCTCTCCGAGTAACCCTTTCTCTTCGTAGGCATCCATGAAGTTTTGCGCATTTAATGCGAATACTTTCTCCCATGGACGTTTAATAAAATAATCATCTAACCACTCCCATTCATAACCTAAGGATATAATAATACCAATGTAGGCGCCGATGGAACAGCCATAGATACTTTGAATATCCGTCAAGGACCATATTTTTTCTTTTTCCAATATTTTCGCTGCCCCATAATTAATTAATCCCGCTGGACCTCCGCCGCTAAATACGAGATGTCGGATTTTTCTTATCTTATCATTATCATTATCATTGTCGTTGCCGTTGCCATTGTCCTTATCATACATATAAATATATAAGTTTAATAGTTTTATATATTTTCTTTTCTAATGTAAATAATGGATACTATATTTACATTAGGTGATGCAAATGATGAACAAATTAAATTAAATTTAGATGATTTATATGAGAGAAAACAGCAATATGATTTAAATACTCTCTCTACCTATAATAAAATATTGAGTCGTATTCATAATAAAATTAAAGTCTTATCCCGCCAACATATTAACGATCAGCATTGTTGGTATACCATACCGGAGATGATTATTGGTGTTCCGAAGTACGATCACGGTTCCTGTACAGCATATATTATTGATAAATTGAGAGATAATGGATTTGTTGTTCATTATACGCATCCAAATTTATTATTTATATCATGGAAAAATTGGGTCCCGAGTTATGTTCGAGCGGAGATAAAGAAAAAAACTGGGGTTGTCATCGATGGTCATGGTAACAAAGTAGAAAAGAATGAGGATAAAAATGTTGCAGGGGATAGTAGTGATCCGAATGATCTAATGTTTAATATTAGAGGTGCGGGAACAAATGAAAATAAGAATGCGAAGGAATATAAGGCGATTGAATCCTATAAACCAAGTGGTTTAATTTATAATGAAAGTCTTTTGAGAAAAATACAGGATAAAACGCACTTTTAGGAAACAACCTTTTAAGAAAAGGTTGAGCCAAAAAACACTTTTGGCAAACAACCTTTTAAGAAAAGGTTGAGCCAAAAAACACTTTTGGCAAAAGTGCCGCAAAACCTCTTGTGAAAAATTGACATACATAAGAAGGCGTACGCACACATAATTTAGGTTGGGTTTTGCTGCACTTTTGGCAAAAGTGCCGCAAAACCTCTTGTGAAACATTGACATACATAAGAAGGCGTACGCACACATAATTTAGGTTGGGTTTTGGTTCAACCTTTTTTTAAAAGGTTGGCTTTTAAAAAGGTTGTGTGTATATATAAGAAAGAAATGTTAATTTTAGTAAAACCTTCATTTATTTTTGTTGAAGCCGGCGTTGATGTTACAAAATTTATAACAACCATGCCTAATCAAGCTCGTGTTATTGAAATAATTACAAATTTATTAACTAGTCCTTCTTATTTTCCTGGACGACAAGTTCAACATTTAGGTACTACTAACTTTTTAACAATTACCACCTTACCCGATGAAAGATTACCTATGATTAATGATATCTATATTTCTAAATTACAGGAGTATATTACGACTCTCATGCAAGAAAGCGAATTAAACGTAAATAATAATTTAGTTTTTGCCACTCTTACTCAACCTAATTTGAGCACACATGACAATTTAACTGACGCTGTTTTAAGTGATCCAGCAGTTATAACCGGCTTTAAAGATAATGGAGACCAATTAATCGACCTAAATTTAGAAGAAGTTTACTTAAATAATTCTGACTATGTCGGGGCTAACTTTTTTGAATCTAAAATGAATAATGCGAAAATAAGCTCTGCCACATTAATTGCAGCCACTTTTAATGAGGCTACATTACAAAGAGCAATTCTCTCTGGTTCGGATTTAAGGTATGCTAGTTTTTATAATGCGGATTTAAGGGGAGCCAAATTAAATGACACAAAATTAAAAGAAGCTAATCTTATGAATACAAGCTTAATTGGCGCGGATTTACAAAATGCTGATTTACGCAATTCAACTTTAATTGGATCCATTTTAACAAATGCTGATTTAAGGGGTGCTGATTTACGCAATGCTTATTTTGATAATAGAACAAGCTTTGTCAATTGTTTAGTGTCTAGTGAAACTAAATTTGGTGGTTCAAATTGGCAAGATGCTAGGAATAATGGCACTATTAATGAAGCTGACTTTACAGAAGAGCTTCTTGAAGAAGAAATGGACCTTGATGAAGATGAAGACGCAGCTGACGCCGATGAATTAGCGAGTTTAGCCGATGCAGAACTTGAGCAGGCACAGGAGCAAGGGCAGGCACAAGCACAGGAACAAGGGCAAGTTCTTGACCCTTTAGAAATTACCCCCGATTCAAAAATAAATAGTGGAATCAATATAACCTATGAAGATATTCTAAGCTTATTAGTGCCCAAATTTAATTCTGTTAAAATTCCGATTAGTCAAATGAAATTGCATAATTGGTATGGAATCGCGTCGCTTGGTAATACGCCGTCTTATATATGGGAGAGTAATAATGTCGTGCCAAGCATTGGTAAGGTCTTTAAATGTCTCGAGGCACCAATACCATCAGAGGGCGAAGCTATCGTCTATGAATCTACCCCTGCCTGCATGTCTGTGCATGAGTTATCCAGGAAATTAGATATAAACTCTATATTTACAAAGTTTAAAGAAGTTATACCTGATGGTCCATTTGATAGTACATATACAAGATTAAGAGAAGGAAAGAGTACAGAGAAAGAAATATTAGAAGCATTTGGGATATATTTGTATAAAGAGTTATTTTTACTTTTGGGAAATCATAATGCGGATGAACCCGCCGACGCATGGACGCATGTGTTTGATGATGTGGAACAACGTAAAAAGTTTGTAAAACATGCGGTCTTTCATAAAGACGAAGCAATTATGAATCACCCAAAATTTGATAGCAGATTACAAAACACATTTCCGGAACATTTGTTAGTAATAGCGCTATTTATTGAAGAACTGCCTTTACAAGTACAAGTAAAATGGGCACAAAACTATATTAAAGAGTTTATAACTGGTTATGATCAAGAGTTAGAAACATTTGATCCAACGCAAATCATGCCGATGGGTTTTATTGCGAGCTGCCTAAATGGTAATTTAGAAAAATTATTATTAACAATTAGTGGAGCTATTACTTATTTTTATCCCCAGGAAAGACCAGTAGAAGAAAGCGGGGAAGATAAATTACAAGTGTTGAGAAAAAATATAACCGATTCGGAGTTTAATAAATATTTTATAACAGTTCAACTCGACCCGGCTGGTCCTAGTTTTGAAGGGTATAGACGTTATATTCAAACAACGCCGGATTTAAATACAAATGAAGAGAGAAGACAACAATTTCTTACTTTGTTAGAAGACCCAGAGATTGTTGCGAAGATAGAAGAAACAATAGGTTTTATGAGCGGAGGTAGAAGAAGAAAAAATAAGAAGAGAAAGACTATTAAAGAGGGAAAGACTATTAAGAAGCATACCATTAAGAAGCATACTATTAAGAAGCATACTATTAAGAAGCATAAAAAATATAATAATAATAAGAAGAAAACAATTAAGAAGAAGAATAACAATAAAAATAAGAAGAAAACAATTAAGAAGAAGTAGGAGGAATGCGATTTAATAAAAAAATTGATATAAAGTTATTTATAATAATAATAAATAACATTATGGCTAATTTATGTGTGCCTAATTTATGTGTGCCTAATTTATGTGTGCCTAATTTATGTGTGCCTAATTTATGTGTGCCTAATTTATGTTGCCGCAAAAATAAATGGCAAATATATAGCGAACGAGAATGCACGTATCCAATAAATCATAATTCACATATATATCCTCAGTTGTTTACAATTGTGAATATTCATAACAAAGTATTATATTATTATGTAATAGAATTCGATAACAATGAAGAGCAATTAAATATTTATAAAATGAAGACGAAGGACGGCAAGAAAATTTTATTAAAATCAAAAAAATTAATTATGTTATGTTATGATCCTAAAGTTGATAAATTTATTAAAGTAGTAGATAAAAAATATATAGCTAAGAAAGATGCGAATGAATATGAAGTAACCGCGTGGTTGGATGCGAAATAAAATTATAAAATTATAAAATTATAAAATTATAAAATTATAAAATTATAAAATTATAAAATTATAAAATTATAAAATCTGTTCTACTTCGTATAAACATTTCTCCATCGGTTGTGATTTTGGTCCAACCTTTTTTTAAAAGGTTGTGTGTATATAAGAACCCTTTAGAATGATAATTATTGTTCAACCAAATTTTACTTATAAATTTGAAGCAGGATCAGTTACATTTCAATTCAATGAACTCAAAAATCAAGCAGAATTAGATATTAAAATTATAGAAGCATTAAAAACAATATTACCAGAACCGAATAGAGTTTTTAAACGGTTAAAAACCTTAAACTTTTATTCAATTACTTCCTTAGAAGATGAAACAATAGATAACTCGGATGACTGGATAACAACATACTTTACAAAAGTTGGTTTACCCACCGACATTTTAATCCCCATTACAATAAGAGATAACAGCGTTTATAATGCAACATTGAGTTTTCAAATGTATTCCGATATAGAAGATATTCAATATAGTTATGATGATTTAAACAATGCAGCGTTCGCCGATGAACTTAAAAGTAAAGCCGCGAATTTATCTCTCTTAGGTTCAATAAGATTCAATTTAAATGATGTTGTTTTAAGTAAAACTGCTTATATTGCTGGCAAGTTTACTCATTCTTATTTGCAAAATTCAGCTTGTCGTGATTCTAAATTTATGCTGGCAGATTTTAAGTCTGCCAATGTAAAAGGATCCATCTTTTCTGGAGCTGATTTACGGTTGTCTATATTGGACGATTCAGATTTAACCAATTCTGATTTTGATGAGACGGATTTAAGGGGTGCAACAATAAATAATGCACTGTTAAACGATGCAACATTTATAAATGCAACATTAATAAATGTATCATTACGTCATTCGAAATTAATTAATACCGATTTAACGGGTGCGGATTTAACAGGCGCGGATTTAAGATATACAGATTTAACCGGGACAAATTTTCATGACTGCAAGATGAGGGGGGCAAAGTTATATGGTTCCAATTGGAGAGATGCGCAGTTTGTTGCCGAAGTGATACTGGAAGCGAATGCCAATCCCATAGATAATGAGGATCGGCGTCATGCTGGGATTCAAATTGCCGAAGATGTACAAGATAACTCAGACCGTTTAGCCAATGAAGCCGATGCCTCCTACGAAGAACAACGGCTAGAAAATATAGCCGCGGGTCAGCCAGCTGAAGACGAAATATTGGCGCCCTTAATACTCGATCCGCAAGCGAAAATAGAAGACTCCCACGGAAAGATTACTGCATCCAATCATACTTATGAAGACATTATACAATTATTAATTCCCCGAATAAATAATGTTAAACTTCCAATTAGTCAAATGAGAATCAATCAATGGTATGGTATTGCCTCACTTGGCGCTACGCCTGCCGAGGTTTGGGAGGCGAATAATGTCGTCCCCAGCATAGGTAAGGTGTTTAAATGTATCGCGGCTCCGCCTGCAGCGGCAGCGGACGAAGCGGTCGTCTATGAATCTACGCCCGCCTGTATGGCAGTTCATGATTTATCCAAACAATTAAATATGCGACAGTTATTTATAACGTTTTTAGAAGTTGCGGGGGCAGAAACGTATAATGATTCAAATTACTATTTTACTAAGGGTGTGAGAACCGAACAAGAAAAATTAGATCGTATTGCCTCGATTTTTTATCAGTTTATACTCATGCTTTTAGAGAAACATAATGCGGATGAAACTGCCGATGCATGGACGCATGTATATGATGATGCGCAAAAACGTAAACAGTTGGCAAAACACGCTGTCTTTCATAAAGATGAAGGGATTATGCATCATCCATTGTTCGACTATAGAAGACCTGATGGTAAAGCAGGGTTGTTATTACTAATAATGTTATTTATAGAATCATTACCTGTACAGGTGCAAGTGGTGTGGGTGCAAAACTATATCCGTGATTTTATAACTGGATATGATCAAGAATTAGAAACATTTGACCCGACGCGATACATGATGCCGTATCGTATGATTGCAAGTTGCGTAAATGGTAATTTAGAAAAATTATTATTAACGATTGGTGGGGCTATTACGCATTTTTACCCAGAGGAAAGACCAGTAGAAGAAAGCGCCGAAGAAAAATTAGAATTATTGCGAAAAAATATAACTGAGTCGGAGTTTAATAAATATTTTAAAACAGTCCAACTGGATCCGGCTGGTCCCACCATTGAAGGTTATATAAATTATATTAAAACGACGCCGGATTTAAATACCAATGAAGAGAGAAGGCAGCAATTTCTTAGTTTGTTAGAAGACCCGGATATTATTGCGAAAATAGAAGAAACAATAGGTTTTATGAGTGGGGGGAGGAGAGGTAAAAATAAGAAGAGGAAAACTATTAAAAAGAAGAGGAAAAGTATTAAAAAGAGGAAAAGTATTAAAAAGAGGAAAAGTATTAAAAAGAGGAAAAGTATTAAAAAGAGGAAAAG